ACAACAAAATCTTGTACATGTGGGTCATAATTGATGTCAACCGCTAATTTTAGATTTTCTTCCCCAATAGTGTCGTTGACCCAATCACTACCAAAGTATGCTATGCCGTACTCATTGTTGACGAGTGCTTGTACTTCGTTGACCATGACCGCTATGCTAGAGGCGGTGAACCATAGATCAGTTCTCAATCTAATCACAATGGGTTCTTGTGTACGTTGCACACTGCGCATAAAATCCCAGACCTGTACTGCACCGCCCTGTCCTCGACGATACACAACATCTGGGTCATCAATGTCCAATGGAGGATCATAGGGGCATTCACCACGGTCAGGATCATCTCTGGTGAATCTATATACGTTGACGGGTGCTAGTCCATTTAGACAATCAATCAACAGTTTATGATTGGCCACGGCTATGTCTTGATTGTGTCGCACATCACCGGTATAGAACACTGCTATCACAAAAAGTCTCCCATGGTATCGCTGTCTCGGGGTATGTTGACGGCTATGGCTCTTGGATAAGGGTTGGCAGTGTTGTAATCGTTAATTAATATGCGTTTGACATTCTTTAATCCAGTGATCAAAGTAAAATCTCTGAATCCCAGATCTTCAAGCATGGAGTAGATTTCATCATAACGTTCTGTGGGTCGTGCAGTGGTAAACATCAGTTGCGATCCTTGAGCAACCATGTCTTGAATTAATTTGATATTCTTAACCAAGGGCACAGGTGGCTCACCAAATTCTTCTCTGGTTTGTGCATGTACCACTGTACCGTCAATGTCACAAAAGATCACAGCCAAATCATTATAAGCATGCCAATCTTCGGCAGTACCAACATCAACGTATTGATCAACAGTCTCAGCAAAAAACATATTACCTTGTGACAAGCAGTGCTGTATGACATGGCTGACAAATATTTCGCCATTGCGATAGTGTAATTCATCATAGGCATTGACAAATATTTTGGCACTAGCAAATTTGTATCCGCCTACACAAAATAAATCGCCAATAATTTGTTTTTCCGCAATGTCAGTGATGACATTGTGCTCATCGATACGTACAAAACTCTTACTGGTCAGCCGCTTTAAAATTTCATGATGAGCAATGTCGCTGACACACACATAATTACCAGGTGGGTTGTTGTGAGAAAAAAAGCTATCGCAGTCTTTGATCAGTATTTCACTGTCAAGATCAATGTTAGCTCGTGCAATTATTTCACGAACTGTATGAGCTGGGCCCGTTGTAGGCTGATCTAATATCACATGATTGATACGATCGCTGTATTTTTCTTTGAGGTACCTAAGCACTGGATACGACTCTACATGCTCTTTGAGTACACCAATTGTGACGCGATGTTGACCGACATATTGTTCAATGGCACGTTCAATCATCATGGATCCGTTGTGATCAGTCAGTGTGTATTTTGGCCGCATGCCCGGAAAGCGAGTGCTTAGGCCAGCAGCTGGTACTATTATTTCCATAAATTTTCAATTGCCTCTACAATAAATTTTTGTTCTTCGCTGTTGGAATCACAATAACGGTAAATGCGCAATAACATCAAGGTCAGCAATGCAGGATTGTCAGCATCAGGCCATTGGGTCAGTAATCCTTGTTGTAGGTACTGTAGTGTTGCATCAAGGTCTGCAGGATTGTTGCGTAGAAACCAGCCGCATTCAATGTCTTGACGAAGTTTGCAGATATCAAAAATATAACTGTTCCATATTCCACTCTGGGAATCAATTAGATAAAATCCTTTGGTGGGATGCCACAATATGTTTTCAAGTGTTAGGTCGCCATGATAGTGACTTTTGGGTAGCTTGGTGGGCACACGGTTTAAAATTTCCTCAGCAGTGAATGGCATTGCATCAAGGTCAATCATATCTAGCCAATGTTCCATGATGTCACGGTAATCAGTCCACTGCACAGACATGGTAAACTTGGTTAGAGTCAACTTTAAAAAATCTAGCAGTGGTTCAGGATCTTGCTCAATCAAGTATGTGCGCATGTCAAGGCCATCAATGTATTCCATGTCTATGGTATCATCAAACACATGATATATTTCTGGCATTGGCACTGACGGAATTTGTTTTGCCAATACTGTGTATCTTTCAAGATTCCTAGCAATGTTACCTTGCTTGCGCACAAATAACCGGCCGTGTTTGGTCATCAAGAAAATCTTGCTGCCACTATAGCCGTGAAATTGTTGTACAATACGTGCTGCCATTATTTCGTTACCACCACTCTTGAGTCAATGCTACTTTTACCAAATTGGTTAGGTTGTATCTCTGTACGAGAAAACCCAGCTTCTCGAAACAAACGACACATTGATTCGGCGCTGTATCCCCACTTGTGTAACATTGTGGGATCAGGATAACGTGCCGAGTCACCGTAGATACCAGACACTGTGCGTTTGGTCAGCCGTTTGTCTGTGGTCCAAAAACAATCAGGATGTTTTACAACCTCCAGGCACATTTTTAGCAGGTCCGGCCACTCCATGGCAACAGATCCTCCAGGACGACATATTCTATAAAACTCACAGAACATAGGCATCACATATTGTCGGCTGAGATGCTCCACCACATGTACAGTGAGTATTTCATCTACGGTGTTGTCTGCCAGTGCAAATGGCTTGGTGATATCTTGTATCACAACATCAGGATCGTGCTGCATATACTCACCGTCTATGTTGATCCATCCTGGAAGTTTTACAGTGCCACAGCCAAGATGCAAGCGCACTGGGTGTCCAGCGGATTTAAAAGTTGCTACTACTTCGGCTAACATTTTTTTGTTCCAAGCATATTAATAGACAAATATTTAATATATTTCTTAGCTTTCCGTCCAGCCTCATCAAAATCAGAAATTATCATTTTACGTTCAGAAATTTGATCCATTTCTTGAAATTGAATATCATCTGCCGAGGTGCTCGACCAAGCAAAATTGCTCCATGTAAAATCTGGATATAGGTACTCTATAGCACTGTGAGTAAATCTATAATAGTCTTTGGGGTATCCATGGTATCTCCAAACCCACGGAACTGCAATGTACAATTTGCCACCAGGCTTTACTAATTCTGATATTTTTTCAGCCATGACCCAGGGATTTGGTACATGCTCCATTACACTGCAGCAGATCACAAGATCAAAGTGATTTTTTGGCAACGGATTTTCAGGAGCTGTTAAATCGCAAACAACGTCAACATCAAGTCCGGGCTCAATGTCGGTGCCAACATATTCTGCAACTCTGGGACCGTCACCTTTGGTGGGGGCAAAGTATCCTCGAAACCCAGTAGAGTTTTCTCTAGCTCCAACTTCTAATACCGAACCGGTCACTTCGGGACATACTGTCTTGATATAAATTAAATCATTTGGACTACCCATGTATAACTCCTAACCATCGTTGTGCTATTGCCTGAGGACTATAATTTTCAATAGTATGTTGTTGTCCGGCTTGAATCTTCATCAGTGTTTTGCCTGGATGCTCTCGGGCCCAGCGAATTCCCAACATTAGATCTTGCTGTTGCCAGGTCCACGCTTCAAATTCTACATAACTGGCCAGCGGTGTTGTAACTACAAATTTACCACTCATCAATCCATCAATGAGACGATTGGCGCTTTTGGTATCAGTTCTATAATTAGTATGTACCACCGGAATAAACACTATGTCTGTGGCAGATAGAAGTTGCCCTTGCAACTCCCAGTTCCACTCTACAAAATGTAACCTATCAAAATTCACACCTGAGAATACCCCACGCCTCTGACGCTCTATCATCTTGTTTTTTATTCGATCAGCCTTGGCAGTGATTATTGTGAACTGATAATTTTTAATTTGTGATTCAAGTTGCTGCCAAAGTTCTACCCAAGGCACAAACTTTAAACTGGCACTGCTGCCAAACCACAATAATTTTATGTCACTGCCGGGCGCAAAACAAGGTTCTAATACTGGACGTTCTGCTGGATCTGGAATCACTGTACTGTCACGTCCGGTGGCTTCCTTGACACTGATGCCCATTTGTTCGCTGTTGACCGTTATGGCATCGGCAACAGCACAGCAAGGTGCATATTCTTCTTTTTCATCAAACTTGTTGTCGCAGAGATCATAAATGGTATGTGCTCCAAGCCGTTTGGCTTCAAGTATATCTGTGGGTTGAGAATTTTTTAAGAATATCACTGTGGTGTTGGCATCAACTCCATCAAGGCTGCGTCCACATGTGGCATTGTAGCCCATACTGACCAATGTGTTGGCCATGAGCTCGCCGCGGAGTCTATGACTGGCACGTTTGTTCTTAAATCTGCCACTATAAAATACAATCTTATAATTTTCAGCATTTACCATCCCATGATCCAATCATCCTTGACTTGGTCCAGCCGTACCATTCCCCATTCTCGCAGCAATCCAACAGCAGCATGTTGCCCGTATTGATTGCTATATGCGTCATGAGGTTTTTGCTCTACTACCACAACAGGGCGACATCTCTGAATGGTTTCTTTGGCACCTTGTATTATGCGATACTCAAATCCCTCGCAGTCCATTTTAATGTAGTCAATGTCATTGTAGTTGTAGTCATCAAGTCTGCGTACCTCAGTATCACCATTGCCCAGACTGTCGGGGTCAATGTGAGTGTGTCCCATGTTGTCCATGGTGATGTTCATGCGAGCAGTAGTGGCTTGATCGCCTAGGGCAATTGATTCAACATGTAACTTTGTGCTGTTGACATTCTTTGTCAAGCAGTCACGAAATATTTCCACGGGTTCAAACGCAATCACTGATTCAAAACGTTCACATAGATCACGACTCCAAAGTCCAACGTTGGCACCAATATCTAGGGAAACTCTAAAATTTTTAACATAAGTCAGGCTACGATCTCGTACTTGATATTGATAACGTGCAGGCCCTCCTTTGGTAACGCTCTTGTTCAGCATCTTTTGGAAGTGGGTTTCACCATTGGGAAACCACCAGCCCATGAATTCATTCATCAAATGTTTCCTTTATAATGTGATGTGCTGTGCCATCAGCAAGTTCTTTGTTGTTAAATTGCCCATAGGCAAGATGATTGGCCCATAGTTGTCTTTCTGCATCGTCGGGAAACCAGGGCGTTTCAAGTTGTGATAAATCAGTGTTGGCCACTGGACGAGCAGCATTAGATGGAGCCAACGCAAATGCCGGGACTCCGGCCAACACAGCTTCTGTAGCAGCAATTGAGTTAAATGTCACCAATGCCCAGACATCATCTTGTAGGGCCGTTTCCATGTCACTGACCAAACGTTGACGACGATTGGGATTACGATCACGAATCTCAATGGGCCGATCTGTGTACTGTTTGATCAAGTTCACAGTGTTGCTGGTCCAGGTGTCTAGGTCTACCCCATAAAACTTGCAAGGCTTTTCATCGGGCACTGCCAACAAAATCTTACTGCCACGGTGCCTTAATGGCAATATAGGATGCTGCAGTCGTCGCCAGCGATCATCAGGTCTTGGCACGACCGCATCGTGCTGCAAATTGTTTGGTACTAAGCGGTGCCAAATTTTAAAACCATGCGGATTAATTGGATTACGGCGGTTGCCTATGTATCCTGAATCCATGTACAAAAATCTACGTCCATCTTCCCAACACTGCTTCATGATCTTGTGTTTGAGAATGCCACGAATTACCAACGGTGCCGGACTGTCTTCGTAACGCCAGGTTTCCAACACAGTGGGTACGACTTTTGCACCCTGTGCAAATAATTCAACGTATTCGTCTGTGCCATTTTTGCTGAGATAGATCCAATTCTTCACTACTGATCTCTCCAATAGCTTTCTGTGCGCTGGACCTTTAGATCTCGTTGTAGACTTTTGCCGGTGTTTTTTCTGTCGCCTTTGAGATGATCAAGATATGCACCCCACAGAGAATTGATCAGTGGATGGCCTTCGCCAGTGATCAATCCTGCGGCCCAGTCACGTTGACGCAAGCCGTCAATGCGTAGACGTACAGCATCAAACACAAAACTATCATGCCATTCATCTAAAAGAAAAATACCTTGCTCGGCCTCATCGTACATGTGTTGAAATTCTCGTAGGAATCGTTTGATGCCTTTGGTATGCAATTGCATTGCGTACAGGCCACATTCACTGAACTTTCCACGACGTCCAAGATAGCACAGGTCATGTTGATCTTTGCACATCGCATCTAAAAATTCTTCAGGTATGACGCTGTGACATACGGTGTCGGCATCCATCCAAATTAACCAGGGCGTAGTGACAGTTTGAGCAGCATGGAACACCGCATAGACTTTGTGCGAGAATCGCACTGCATTCCATTTGAATCCTTTGCCGGCATCCTTGCGTTTTGACCTCACAGGATCGCCACTGACATCACCATTGGCTCGGGGCACTGCAGCCCAGGTCTGTTTGAATTGAACCAGTCCTGGTGATGACTCTTCAAGATCATACACTTCAATATTGTGTTGAGTGTGATTGACTAGATGTTTACACCCTTCGGCATAAACTCTCAGCGTTACAGTGGCGGGCCAGGTTTGAGCAAAAGTGTCAATCATACGTTGACCGTATTGATTATAACCTGCTTCATTAAACGTAGTAAGTATAGTATATTTCACAGGGATATTTAGTGGTACGTACTCTAGCCTGGTTTCAAAATAGCTGTGCTTTAAACGCCAAGGAACCCATGCAGGCCTTGCTGGCCGGTGCGCTGCGCCACGGTATTGAAGCACGTCCGGGCGCAATGGATGCCGATGCTGCAGTGATTTGGTCAGTGTTGTGGGCAGGGCGCATGCGAGCCAACCAGGTAATTTACGAGCATTATCGTCGTGTAGGAAAGCCGGTGATTGTTGTTGATATTGGCGCATTGCATCGCGGGCACACTTGGAAAGTGGCAGTAAACCATGTCACTGCCCAGGGTTATTATGGACACCAAGAAAATTTGGATTATGATAGACCCACACAGCTAAAGGTCAAACTACAGGATACGGTGCCCACATCAGCAGCAGTGCTGATATGCAGTCAACACGCACACAGCTTGCAAATGGCCGAATGGTCAACACAAGACGCCTGGATTGAGCATCAGATTGCCAGAGTAAGGCAACACACAGATCGTGCCATTGTGGTCAGACCACACCCACGCAGCCCTGTGTTTGGTAAATGGCCAGGTGTTGCTGTGCAGGTGCCACAAAAATTGCTCAATACCTATGATAGTTTTGACATGGAGCTGACATACCATGCAGTGATCAATCATAACTCTGGACCAGGAATACAGGCAGCAATAGCCGGGACTAGACCCATAGTTGATGCCACAAGTTTAGCGTCGCCGGTGTCAACAACTTTAGATAAATTAGAAGATGCATACACAATTGATCGGCAGCAGTGGTTAGTTGAAATTGCACATACTGAATACACAATTCCTGAATTGGTTTCAGGACAGTGGGTAACACGAATAGAAAAGGCATTACATGGCTGATAAAAACGCCAAACGCCAACGGCGCATCGCAGAAAATGCAGCAAAACAAATAGAGATTGCCCGACTCACTCAAGCCGAAACCAAGGCACAACACCGCCTAGCTAAAATACAAGCACGACAGAACAAATCTATGGACAGAGAACCATCATTACCTCCTGCAGTAACCGGGGAGATTGATGTTGCCTGTGTGATACATGGTACAACTTACGGTTGGGAGTATGTGGAACGTCTACACAGCATGGTCACACGAAATCTATCGCACAGTGTAAGATTTCATGTTTACACCGAAGAGTCAAGACCGGTCCCTGATACAATGATAAAGCATAGCCTGGTAGATTGGCCCAACATTTTTGGCCCGCGAAAAGGATGGTGGTACAAAATGCAAATATTCAATCCTGACCATCATGCAGGCCCATTGCTGTATTTTGATCTTGACACTGTGATTGTTAAAAATATAGATTGGATACCCAAACAGTCCACCAGGTATTTCTGGGCACCTAGGGATTTTCGTAGCCTGTGGCGAACAAATCACAGTGGAATAAACTCCAGCGTAATGTGGTGGGACACAGTTCGATATACTTGGATGTGGGAGGAATTTCAAAAAAGAGATATCCATCATTTATCTCGCATACATCACGGTGATCAGGACTATATCAGTGAACTGTTGACCGAACGTGATTTACGGTATTTCCCCCCAATGAGTACTGCCAGCTGGCGCTGGCAATGTTTTGACGGCGGTATGGACTTCCGCACAAGAAAATACCTAAGTCCAAATTCAGGAACCAGTGTGGATTTTCGGACTACGGTGCTGATTTTTCACGGGAGTCCCAAACCACATGAATTATCCGCTGATCCGATAATTCAAAATTTTTGGCAATGATAAATAACTGAGGGAGATAATATCAATGAGCATTCGCACAATTACAGTTAACGGTCGAGGATACAACACATCAGCAGCTGAAATATCAGTTGTAGTCAATGATGTAGCAGTTTACAGTGGGCCAGTCTGGACCAACGCATTCAATGACGGGCAATTGTTTCAATTTAATGTAAATGTTGATGATTTGGACGAAGCTCAAACTCTTGCAATCACCAACGAGAATTGGCGCACAACAATGGTCAAAACTCAAAACATTGTCATTACTCCATTAGTTGGAGATTTAAGTGTGGGTCAGATTGTTTCCCTAATCTTGTCCCCTGGCGATTCGGCTTTGGTGTATGATTCCCCAAACTATGTATGGACACCACCGGCCCCGTCTACTAATGAAGATCCCACATATAATCCAACAGTAAATGATGTCACAGTCACAGTTGACAGAACTACTGGGTCAATTGGAGAGTGGCATTATCAAGTCACACAGAATTCGGTGTTGAAATTCAATATTGATGTTATGAATGTATTAACTTTACCTGCATAAAGTTGCAATCTTATTAACTAACCCTGCGATGCGGGGTTTTTTATTGACCAATAATCCCAATATCGCTATAATAGAGTTATATTAATCAAAAAGGACAGTAAATGACAGCTCCAGTATGCCCACATTGCAATATCACAATGACTCCACGTCATTTCCATGGCTACTACGAAATATTTGCTTTTTGGCAATGCTGGTGCGCAGTAATTCCCAATGCCACTGTGGCTGCAGGTTCATATTCCCATGTCACTGAAGGTGTCCCAGTTGACGCCAACGGTCACGCAATCGAAGCCTGGCATGACGAGCTGGTTGACCAATAATGCCCAATTTGCTATAATACTGACATACTAATAAAACGGAGCAAAGCAATGTCTACTATTCTAGTCCGCTGCGGCGTGTATCGTAACCAAGTTGTTAAAAATCAAACTTTTGAGTTAGTCAAGGGTTTCCAAACAGGTCGCAAAGGCGGCTTTGTTACAGTAAAATCAGCAGATGCATTTGGCCCCAAATTTGATGTAGTACGTATCAGAGTTAACGGGATTAACGATATTGAATATGTTGCAGGAGAAGCCATGCAAAACAAAGTAATTGAAATGCCCAAAGCCGCAGCCCCTCAAGAAACTGACGAAGAAATTATGCAACGGATTGAGAATCGTTTTAACATTCTTGACGACATGACCAAAGCCACTATCAGTGGTGACATTCGTGCAATGATTGTTGTGGGTCCTCCGGGTGTGGGCAAGAGCTACGGCGTTGAGTACCAGTTAGAAAAAGCCGGAATCTTTGACAAGATCTCAGGCAAGAAAATGCGTTACGAAGTCATCAAAGGTGCAATGACTCCCATTGGATTGTATTGCACTCTGTACAAATACTCAGACCCCAAGAATGTTCTGGTGTTTGACGACTGTGACTCAATCCTTATGGAAGACCTTGCACTGAACATCCTCAAAGCAGCCCTGGATTCGGGCAAGAAGCGTAGAATTTATTGGAACTCGGATTCCAGCATGTTACGTCGTGAAGGCGTACCAGATCAGTTTGATTTCAAAGGTTCGGTGATCTTCATCACTAACTTGAAGTTTGACAACCTTAGAAGCAAGAAGCTGCAAGATCACTTGGAAGCCTTGCAGAGTCGTTGTCACTTCTTGGATCTAACACTCAACACCATGCGCGACAAGTTCTTACGCATCAAGCAGATCTTCCGCAAAGGTGACTTGTTTCAGGACTACGACTTGACGATCGAACAAGGCGAAGAGATTCTGCAGTTCATGAACAATAACAAAGATCGTCTGCGTGAAATGAGCTTGCGTATGGCACTGAAGATTGCGGATTTACGCAAGGTCAGTCCCAACTGGCAAAGCCTGGCAGAGAACACTTGTATGCGTAATAGTTGATTGCTCCGGGGCTTTGGCCCCTAGAATTGGACTAATTCGCTCTAGTTCAATTCTTTTAATAGGCATCTTAGGATGCCTATTTTTTTGACTTTTTTACAAGCTGATGCTATAATTACAACATGGACATTCACAATGCTAAGAAAAAGCTCGTTGTTGAACCACCGCGTCAGATGTATAAGTGGGCTCGAATCTTCAACCGATTGCAATGCAACTTTTTTGAAGAACAACCCATCAAACTACGCAGAGAAAAACAAATTGAGGACTTTATCCGTTTAAACGGATACCATAGCGTGAAGTTTGTCACTGACACTGACTTGTTTGACAGCATGACTGACATTGTACAGTCCGATGATGCCGACTTGATAGTGATAACTGATCAACGTTTTAGTCGCTACCCCTGCCCGGTAATCATTGAGCGTATAAAGGATCGGCTGGGAGAGTTCTCTGCCCTGTATCTTTGTTTGAATAGATGCTACATCAACGTTGACAACAGCTATCACGATCCGTCGTTGAGTGCGCATTATCCCCTGGCCATAACACAATGGCTTCAACGCAGTTTGCCAGACCATGACGTCATTGATCTCAGTTTGGATTACGATGAACGTGGATTGAGTTTTACCTGGGCAGTGCCTGACCGGCATTATTTCATCAGGAACAAATGACAAAACTTATTGAATTCTTTGACCAAGCCACAATAAAGTCCGACTGGCGAACACAGTACATACGCTATCGCTTGGGCCGTCTCAAGCATCAGTATTGGCTAATCAATAGAAAGAATCCCACTGAAGCCATTGTTGACACGTACGATTATCAGATTTTGAAGAACTGCCAGCCTGGCACCACAGTATTTTTTGCCAGTGCCGGGCACTATCTTCGTGATGTGTTTCCTGAGATTGAAGTGGTGGAAATGCATCCTGTGGTCAAAACATTTTATCCTGCTGCGCATATCTGCGAACAGCGGCAGGCCCTTGTTGAATTACCGTTTCGTGCTGATAACTTTGCTGTGGTCAACAATCGCGGAGATCATTGGGTTGATGTGCAGGGACTAACCCAGCATATCGGGCATTATACCCAAGCAATGAATCCTGGTTGTAGATTCTTCTACAGTTTCAGAGACACGCAGATAGTGGTCAATAGACTGACTACAAATTTAACATCGCATTTTATAAATTGGGCACTGAGTCTTGAACAAGAATGTGGATTATCGCTGGCATGGTTTGATGTTGGGTTTCCACGCAAGCAGCCAAATCACAAGGCTCAGTATGATACTTTGGAAATGCCTGATACCACAAATGGCAATTTAAAGTTTTGGTTTGTTTATCAAGGTAAGCCATGGCTGATAGTTTAAATTTTGTTGTTTATATGGGCGGGTGTTGTGGGGACTTAATCTCAGCGTTGATTGATCCTCACACTGCACAGTTTAAAAACACCACAGTGACGTTTGACTCTGACAGAACACGGCTCAAGAAGCCACACATGTTTGCCAGTGATGAAGACAAGGATCAATACCTCTTGACGGCATCCTCTAAGTATCAATCTATTCCCAGCCATGATCTAGCTTATCATATTCGCAAGCAGCACAAGTTCACAGGTATTGCAGTTAAATATTGGGGCGTGGCATTGTGGGCAGCCGGCCGATTTAAAGAATTACATCGCCCGCATGTATGGGCAGAAATGACTGCTGTCTGCGGTGCTGATACAGTAGAGGGCTATGCGCAGATGATGATTGATTTTTCAAACCTCATTGCTCAACACACAGATAGCATTGTGACATTGGAATCCATATGCGACGGTACTGCATTAGATAATCCAATTCTACAACATGCCAACAAAGAGTTTTATGAAAATTGGTTGAATCTACAGACTGGGATCGTATTGCCATGACATTTTGTTTTGCACCCTGGAGTAACTTAGAAATACTGCCCAGTGGAGAAATTTTACCATGCTGTAAATTTCAAAACACACATTACCCCACATCATACAACATCAAGCAAAATACCATTGATGAATACCGGCAGAGCACTTTGCTGGCCAATATCAAACATGATTTTCAACAAGGACAATGGCCACAAGGATGCGAACGTTGCCAGATAGAGGAAGCGAATGGGATTGAAAGCAAGCGGCAACTTGACTACACTCGTTGGCAACAGTACTATGATGACTATGATTTAAACAGCAACACATTGTTGACTGTGAGTTTGGCCTTGGGAAATACTTGTAATTTAAAATGTATTATTTGTAGTCCATATGAATCAAGCAAATGGAGCAAAGAATACAATGATTTGTACAACATCAAAATTGAATCAATTGATGATATACGACAAGATGTAATCAGTAACCTGACCACAATCGCACCCAACCTGGTACATATAGACATGCACGGTGGTGAACCATTGTTGTCGGGTATCAAACAACATCAAGCATTGTTGGACCATTATATTGCACAAGGACAAGCCCCGTACATCTCAATACACTATACTACCAATGCTACATTGTTTCCGGACACAGCCTGGCTGCAACGTTGGAGTTATTTTGCTGAAGTGGATTTACAGTTGAGTATTGATGGCACGGAGCACCAATTTGAATATCAACGTTATCCTGCCAACTGGGATGCAGTGGTTGCCAATATCAAACAATACATTGAATTACAACAACTGCCAAATATCAAACTCAGTGTAGCTCATACCGTGAGTGCATACAATATTTTTTACATTGAAGAATTTGTTCAATGGTGTAATCAAATTGGATTACCTAGACCCTGGATGGGCAAACTACATCAACCAGCGCATCTAAGACCGTCAGTTTGGCCCAAACCGGCCAAAGCGGCCATTGTAAATAAATTACAATCAAGTATAATTGAAGATGTGCGTGTATGGGCCAAGTTGATACAAAACACCGATGACAGCAAATTGTTTGAACAGTTCCAGCAGTTCGTTCAACGACACGATCAATATCGCAATTTGAATTTTCAAACTACCTTTCCCGAAATGGCCAAATACCTATGAAAAGATGCACCATACACATACGGGACGAAGTAAACATCAAGATTGAAGGACTTGACCTAGAGGCAAGACGTACTCTAGTGAACAAATTCAAATACGAGGATCCACGTGCTAGATATCTTCCTTCGGTGCGGCTAGGACGCTGGGATGGCAAGGTAGCTTATTTTCAATTAGGCGGCAGCACCTATGTAAACTTACTGCCTGACATCATACCCATTTTAGAAGAAATGCGGTATGATATTGAACTAGACGATCAAAGAACCTACAGCGTCAACTACAACTTTACAGAAGTTGTTGCCAACAGTTATCAACATTGTGTTTGGCCCAAGGGTCATACGCGAGCTGGGCAGTCTATGGAGTTGCGTGATTACCAAGTTGAAATCATCAACAACTTTTTGAAGAATCCCCAAAGCATACAGGAAGTGGCAACAGGTGCAGGTAAAACTGTGATCACAGCAGCACTCAGTGACGCAGTGGGTGCGCATGGCCGCAGTATTGTAATTGTGCCCAACAAGAGTCTTGTCACCCAGACCGAAGCCGACTATTGTAACATGGGCTTAGACGTGGGCGTGTTCTTTGGTGACCGTAAAGAGTTTGGACGTCAGCATACTATATGCACCTGGCAAAGTCTAAACATCTTGTTGAAGAACACTCAGAATGCCAACGCTGACATCACCATTGGTGATTTCCTAGAAGATGTAATATGTGTGATTGTTGATGAAGTACACATGGCCAAAGCTGATGCATTAAAGACCCTGCTCACAGGTGTCATGGCACATATACCCATGCGCTGGGGTCTTACTGGCACAGTGCCCAAGGAAATGTTTGAATTTCAAGCTCTGCATGTGAGCCTCGGGCCAGTGATATCGCGGCTGGCAGCAGCAGAGCTACAGGAACGTGGTGTGTTGGCACAGTGCCATGTCAACATTGTACAACTGGTTGATCATGTAGATTACAGTAATTATCAAAGTGAGCTTAAATACTTGTTGGAAGAGTCAGGTAGGCTAGATGCCATGGCTCAACTGATTCAACAAGTCAACGCCACCGGCAACACTCTAGTGCTGGTAGATCGTGTAGCAGCTGGGCAGGCACTGGTTCAACGACTAGGTGAACGTGCTGTGTTTGTTTCAGGTGCAACCAAAGCAAAAGACCGACAGGATGAATATGACCAAGTGGCAGAGGCAACAGACAAAATTATCGTCGCAACCTATGGTGTGGCCGCTGTTGGTATTAATATTCCCCGTATTTTTAATCTTGTTCTCGTTGAGCCTGGCAAGAGCTTTGTTCGAGTCATCCAGAGTATAGGCCGCGGTATACGCAAAGCCCAAGACAAAGATCATGTAGAAATTTGGGATATTACCAGCACCTGTAAGTTTGCCAAGCGGCATCTTACCAAGCGCAAAGCCTTTTATCGCGAGGCACATTATCCTTTCACACAGGAGAAATTAGAGTGGCAGTAAAAATAAGAGACTTTGAAATAGGTGTCGGTAATCCACTCACACTGATCTCTGGGCCTTGTCAGATTGAATCACTTGATCATGCCTGTGCCATTGCCGGCACGTTAAAAGAAATAT